ATCCAGATATAGGAAAACAAATGATGGCTCCACCTGCTCCTCCACCACTAACTCCAATTGAAAAAATTGAATTTACTAGAATTGATGCTGAGAATAAGAGAAAAATTGCTGATGTTGAATTACAATACCAAGAATTACAACAAAAAACTCAACAGATGGCTTTAGATTTTGAAGCGAAGATTAAAGAGATGGCATTAAAATACAATACTCAATTAGACACTGCTAAAATTAAAGCAGATGCAGATTTAGATAAGATGATGATGGCAAGTAATAGCAAGATACTTGAACAAGCACAAAAATCTGCTAATATGTTTAGCCAACAGGTACAAGGATTAAATGGAAACCAAAGACCAGGCACTGAGATCGGAAGAAGTCAGCCGATCCCAACAAGCCAAACAGATTTTACAGAATAAAATTTTTAAAGAGGCAATAGATTCTCTAAAAAAACTTTATTCTGAAGCACTGTTAGAAAAAACAGGTGCTAAAGAAAGTGATACCAGAGAAAAACTTTGGATTGCTTATAATGTTGTTGGTAAAGTTGAACAACATCTTCAAACTGTAATTGAAACAGGGAAACTTGCAGAGAAACAGTTAGAAGAATTTAGAAAACAACAACAGCAAACAAAATTTTAACCCATCGGTTAGAATAAATCAAAGCCAAGTCATAAGACAGCTTACTTCATAAGAAGTATTCTGATGACAGCTTAACCAATAGGAGGACTAATGTCTGACTCAAACCCATTGTTGTCAAATGCAACAATACAAGGTGCTGCTAAGCACATTGAAAGTTTAATGGACTCTAAAGGAGTTATCAAACAAACTTCAAAAGAAGCAGAACCAGTTGAACCAAAAGAAGAAGCTGAGGCTAATTCTAAGGTTGAACAAAAAACTGAAACTCAACTAGAGGAAACTTTAGAAGTTGCAGATCAAGAAGAAGACGCATCTATAGATGAAAATGCGATTGAAGAACAAGAAACCGATCTACACCAAGTTATTGTTAATGGTGAAAAGATTGATGTTGACCTTGAAGAATTAAAAGCAGGTTATCAAAAGGATGCCGACTACAGACGAAAAACTGAAGAAATAGCAATCCAAAAAAGAGAGCTAAAGTCTGAAGAAGATCGTTTGAAAAATCAGTATTCCACCAAGATGGATGACTTAAATTCATTAGTGGCGACTTTAAATGCTGAGATTAACAATGATATGAATTCCAAAGAACTTGATAGACTTTGGGATGAAGATCCAACTGAGGCTGCTAGAGTTGATCGTAGAATTCAGAAACGAAAACAAACGATACAACAAGCACAGCAAAGACTGAGAGAACATCAAGAAGCTCAGTTCCAGGAAATATTAAGAGAAGAACAAAGAAAACTTCACTTGAAACATCCTGAAATTGCTGATCCTGTAAAGGGTTCTGAAGTGAAATCAAATATTGTGAACTATTTAAGTTCTAAAGGCTTCTCAAATGAGGATGTCGCAAGAATTTATGATTCAAGATATTTTGATGTGATTATGGATGGAATGAATTTTCAAAAAACTAAATCAGTTAAACCTAATTTAGTTTCTAAAAAAGTAAAACCATCTAACTTTGTTAAATCTGGTGTTAAGACTACTAAAGAGGATATAGATAGAAAATCTAGGTTGGATAAACTGAAATCGCTGAAACGATCAGGAAATCCAAAGGATGCAACTGATTTGTTGATGCGTTATTTATAAACCAACAACCAAATAGGAGAAAAAAATGGCTGTTTATAAAACATACGACACAGTTGGCATAAGAGAAGATTTGGCAGATATTATTTATTCAATATCTCCAACTGAAACACCTTTTATGTCTGGAGTTGCTAAAACAAAAGCAACTAATACATCACACCAGTGGCAAACAGATGCTTTAGCTGCTGTTGCTGCTAATGCTGCAGTTGAAGGAGCTACTATCACTTATGGTACTCAGACTCCAACAACTAAAGAAACTAACTACACTCAAATCTCTACTAAAGCGATTCAAGTATCAGGAACTAATGATGCTGTAACATCTGCTGGTAGAAATAATGAGTTAGCTTACCAAGTAGCTAAAGCTGCGAAAGAGTTAAAAAGAGATATGGAAACTGCTCTTTTATCTAACAATGCTAAAGTTGCTGGTGATGGTTCTACTGCTAGAGAACTTGGTGGAGTCCAAACTTGGATTGAAACCAATGTATCTGCTGGTGCAGGTGGATCAGGTGCTGGTAATGGTGCTGCTAGAACAGATGGTACTCAAAGAGCTTTTACTGAAGATCAGTTAAAAGAAGTATTGAGAAAATGTTACAATGAAGGTGGAAACCCTAACATGATTATGGTTGGTGCTTTCAATAAACAAAAACTATCTGGCTTTACTGGTGGTTCAACTAGATTTGACCAAGCAGAAGACAGAAGATTAGTTACATCTATTGATGTGTACGAATCAGACTTTGGAACATTACAAGTTGCTCCAAACAGATTCATCAGAGGTGCTAACGCAACTGCTGCTAAAGTTGGTCAAGATGCTCTAGTATTAGAGATGGACTACTGGGGAGTAGCTTTCTTGAGAGATTTTGCTCTACAAACTCCAGCTCAGACTGCAGACGCAGATCAGAGATTTATGGTAGCTGAGTACACTCTTGAATCAAGAAACGAAAAAGCTAGTGGTGCTGTTTTTGATTTAACAACATCATAATAAATAATTTGTGGTGGGGGAGAAATCCCCCATCATATTTAATCAACAATTTTGTTTGGTCTTTGAAGATTATTTAAAGTCGGAACGAAGCAAATAAAAAGGATAAAAATGAGAACACTTAACGATTATTTTATAACTGCTGAGATTGAAGATATTTCTACAGCTTCATCAACTTTTGTTGCTATCCCTGATGGTGGAAAAGTAGTTAAAATTTTAACTGCTTTACAAGGTGCTATTTCAGGTGCTAATGCAGCTATTACTTTTGAAGTTGGTGGAACTGCTATGACTAACTCAGCGATTACAGTTGCATACTCAGGTTCTGCTGCAGGTGATGTAGATACATCTGAGCCAAGTGCTGCTAATAATGTTAGCGAAGGTGGAACTATCGAAATGATTACTGATGGTGGTTCAACTGGAACTGCAAAACTTCTTGTTACTTTTGTTATAAGAAGATAATATTAATAAGGGGGATATTACCTAGAGGTATTTCCCCCTACCTAATTTAAGGAGAATGTAATGGCTATGAATTATGCTTTAAGACCTGGAACAACACAAAAATTATCTCCATCTGGTTCTTCAGTTGCATCAACTGCATTTGGTTCACAAACTGAATATGTAAGAGTTGCTGCTGATGCTGATGTGCATATTGTTTTTGGTGGTTCACCAACTGCAACTGCAAATGATATTTTTGTACCAGTTGACCAACCAGAACTTTTTAAAGTTTCGCCTGGTGAAAAAATTGCAGTTATTGGTACTGCAAATGTTTCAGTTACTGAAATGTCTAGCTAGGAATGGCTAAACAAAAGTTTGTTCACTATGTTCCAAGACCGAAGCCACCTAAGAGACCAGGTGTGCATAAGAAACGAAAAAACAAAAGTGAAAAACGACAGATGAAACAAACCAGATATAGAGGTCAAGGAAAATGAAAAAAGATATTGAAATAGATGGTTTAAAAAAAACTACCTACATGAAAGATGACATGGATGGTAAAATTGTAACCAAAGAAGAAATCAATATTACTCCTCACTTGCAACACAATAAAAGATTATTAAACCTTAATGATGGGTATAATAAATCTAGGGATATGAAAAGAGTAGCAAGTATTCCAACTATTGCTTTGCAAGTTTGGGCAAAAGAATATAATGGTACTAATAACTGGTTTGGTTTGCCAAAAGAAACACAAAAAAAAATATTACAAAAAAAACTAAATAGTAGTGAGTTTAGATACTTTAGAACTGCAGAAGGTAAAATATAATGGCACTAAATACTTATTCAGCTTTAAAAACTTCAATTGCAAATTGGTTAAACCGATCTGATTTAACTTCAGAAATTTCTGGAGATTTTATTGTACTTACAGAAAAAGACTTTAATTCTAAATTAAGAATTAGAAAAATGATAACTCAGACTACAATTACTGTAGATGCTGAAACAGAATCTTTACCATCAGGATTTTTACAAGTAAGAGATTTTTATATTTTAAATGGTGGAACTAAATACGCATTAAATTATATTACTCCAGCACAAATGGATCAGATTAAAGGAGGTTCTATGACTGGACAACCTTCTTCTTATACAATTTTAGGAGATACTTTTAGATTTGCACCAAGTCCTGCTAGTGCATACACAGCTTATTTAAATTATTACAAAGAGTTTGATCCTTTATCAGATTCAAATACTTCAAATTATATTTTAGCAAATCACCCTGCAATTTATTTATATGGTTCATTATATCATGCTGCTAATTTCTTAGGTGGTATTGAACCGAATCAAACAGGTCAGTGGGAAAAAATGTATCAAACTGCTTTAGAACGATTAGAACGAAATGATAGAGAAGATCAGTATGGCAACGCACCTTTACAACAACGAT